CTGTCCCTCCCCACCGTGTCATACCCGTCAAGGAGCGAGGCCTCAAGGTGAGGATTGTCACCTCTCCGTCGGCCGGCTACTCGCTACTCGGACACGTCGTGCGCAAGCGCCTCCTGGGGGGTTTGCGACGAGACCCGGCGGCCCAATCAACGCTGATTGGGATCAAGGATGAGGATGTCTTCGCCTACTTCAAGGGCGCGTCGAGTGACTGTGTCACGTCGACGGACCTAAAGTCGGCTACAGACCTCCTTCCTCTTGATCTCATATCGGCATTGGTTGACGGCCTCCAGGATGGTGGGAAGTTCCCTCCGTGGGAGATCGAAGCTCTGCGGCGCCTTTCGGGGCCGCAGGACTTGATCTACCCGGGAGAGACACTTCCCGTGCGGACTAGGAGAGGTATTCTAATGGGACTTCCTACGTCGTGGGCCTTACTGTCGCTCGTTCACCTATTTTGGTGGAACGAGGCGACCGTTCAGGCCGCGACGGAGCGTCGCGTCAAGCTCAAGTCAGCTTTTGCCGCCAACAGGTTTATAATCTGTGGCGACGACGGGCTGGCCTGCACTTGGCGCGAGGTCTCATCGGGATACCTTACCCTGGTCCGCGCCTGCGGGGGTGAGTCATCTCCGGGGAAGCATTTTACGGCTGTGGGCGCGAAACGTCCCCGCGCTGTTTTCCTTGAACGACTTTACGAGTTCTCCACGGACGGTGGGCGCGTAGAAGGGGGCACCAGAGATGGTGCCATCCCCCTACGCGGACTTGTCCGGCCGGAGTTACCCGTCGAGCTTCGAGGTCACGGCTCGGATCTTTTCGTACCTACGGCCGTAATGCTGCTCCTCTCGATAGACTCCACCCTCGCGAACCATCCCGGAGGCCGTGGGGCGGTGATCAAATTTCTCGATCACCACTCCGGCCTCCGGAAACTCGGCGCTTCCCTAGGCCTGATCGACGGTCTCCCCCTGCGTGACGGGGGCACAGGTCTACCCCTGCGAGGTCCTCTGTCAGCTGCTGCGAAGAAGCGAAGGTGGATTACTTCTAAACTCCGAAAGGAGGGTAAAAGTGTCCCCTCGCTCGTTCGCGGGATCATTGATCCCACTTGGCAGCTGGCTTCGGAACTCGCAGTGGCGGACCTGGCCCAATTCACGAAGGAGGGGACCTTCGTCAGGCAACCAGGTGGTGCCGATCCGCCTGTCGATAGTCCCCAAGTTAGGTGGTGTACAGGCCCCTCCTGGGATGAGCTCGTGCTCTTGTCAACCGAAAGGTTGTACAACGAGTACGTGCTCATGCTAGGGATGGGACCCGGTAAACGACCCAAGCTTGGTGAGCGTCAACTCAGGAAGTCCATCAATCGGCTCTACCTCGGGACCTATGTCCCGCAGGGCGCCGACCTTGATGTGCTCCCCGAAAACGACTCTATCGACGTCTGGATCCAGCGCACGCGCGGTCCGGGTGGGGCTCTCCTCTACCCGCAATGGGCGGGGGAGAACCTTGCCTCGGAGGCAGTCCGCCGCGGATCACTGTTTACAGAGATCCACGACGGGCTGGCGCGGTTCACCCGCGCGTAACCCTGGCGTCCGAAAGGACACGGGGG